TTGTATAATTTTTACTTAAAGAATTATTTCCACCAGAATTCATTCTAAATTCTAATGCATATGTTCCTGTAACATTTGATCTTACAAAGAATGAGAGAGTAAGTGGTTTTGCACTACTTGTTCCCCAAGATGCTCGTTGCATATTTTGACCTTCAATTCTATGAAGTAGTCTAAAAATCTCATTATCGGCCACTGAATCTTCAGCAGTTGTTATAGAGATTTTTGCAGATTTACTGAACCCCTCCCCAGCAGGGACAGTATCATCTTGTGCAAAAGTATAAGCTAATTGGTCCATGTTGAGTGGCTCAATTTTATATCTATCAAGAGAACAATAACCAGTGCTAGTGCTTGAGGTTGCCCTCTGCGCCACTTGCATTGCACCGTTGATTATCATGTTTCTGTCTGACAACGCCGTCTGCGAACTAATCAGTGCGGCGAGTTCTGCTGCTTTACTCATGCGAGGTCTCCATGTGTACCACCGTAAACAGCGTCGTCATCTGCCAAACTGCCGCCACCATCAAGAGTTCTTTGTCTGTAGGCAGAAGTGGCTTGGTTTGTATCAACTACTTGAAGATGCAATGAGCCATCTGAGTTCTGGCCTTTAATGGAATAATTCGCATTTCCCATTGCTCCGGTGAATGTGACTGTTGTTGTTCCAGTTGTTTCATCTGTAATGCTTGCAACATTAAAACTGTCAGTAATTGCTATTGTGCCTGTGCCATTATATTTAATCCAACTTTTAGCACTTCCCCCTGCAACAAAGCTGGTGGTAATGCTGTTGTTCCCGCTGGCGTCTTTTAGTGTGTTTACTCTAAGTTCACTAGCCATTATGCGAGATCCCCCATAGCTATCGTGTGCATATACTCTTGGTCATTAAATGCACCAAAACTAGCAGTTCCTCCAGCAATGTAATACTTGCCTGTTTGTGGAGCAGCAGTGTTCCCGATTAATATCTCTCCTTGAGAACCACAAGAAGGGTGAGCATAATTTATTGTTGCCATACTGGACGAGAAAGCTGGCTCATATAAACCTACGCCACTATCAGTCACGGAACTACAATTCAAACTATCCCTGATAGCATTAGTGTTTGTGCCTTTATAATCTAACCAATGTTTTGCCAACCCCTGCTGCAAATTCGTTGTGGTCGAGTTGCCCTCGCCAGTAATCGCAATAGACCCAGCCGTGGTTACCCCTGTGATTGTATCGACTTTAAGTATACTTGCCATTATGCGAGGTCTCCGTGCATTGCGCTAAGTATATGAGTGCTATCAGCTTGTGTATTGTGTTCATACATTTGTACGTTGAAATTACTCGTGTTTATGCCGGGAGTTCCGTCACCAGAACCTCCAAAGAGTCTGTTGCCATTGAAGCTGTCGGCAAAAGTTGTGCCAGAGCCATCGTAATGAAACCAGCCTTTTGCCAGTCCCTGCACAAGATTTTGCGTAGCAGAACCACCATCAGCCACATAGGTAGAGGTGTTGCCAACCTTAACATTCGTACCGCCAGAGCCAGCCTTGTCTACAATGGTATCTACGTTGAGTTGGCTGGTCATACGATGCTCCAATACCCGTTAACAGTCACGGTGGCACTCTGCGTAATCGGCCCTGCCGACACACCGTTCTCGTCGCTGTCAATCGTGATGTCTGCGCTGATGGTCTGACCGTTCAAGCGAATGATGCTGTTGTTGCCCTTGAACGGGTAGCGCGTATCGGACTCGGACTTAGTGTAGCTGTCAGCAACGGAGAACGCATCGTACACCACCATCTCGACAACGTCGTTGAGTGACGCCGCCGTGACCAGCACCACCGTCGTGCCTGTTGTAGCAGTGTAGTCCGTGCCAGGCTTCAGCAGCACACCGTTCTGGTACACATCCATATACAGGCTGTCAGAGTATGACAGCACCAGTGAGTCGGAGTCAGATCCGCTGAAGCTCGTCTGCCCCGCTGTCGCTTGGTATACGAAGCGGTTGCGGACGCCGAACTCTGGGGATTTACCTATGTATGGCATTATGCGTCCTCCAGTGCCGTGACACGAGCCTTGAGGGCGGTCATCTCTGTCTCCAGCGTTTCAATGCGTGTCATTGCTTCCTGCAAGGCTTTGACAGCTTTCATATATAGGACGCTATATTTCACCGACTTAACATCTTCCTCAATGCCAAGCGTATCTTTTTGGTAAGGGTCTGGCTCTAAGTTCTGTATCAAGCCATTCATGCCAGCAGATTCAAGGTCTTGCGCTACTACGCCTATGTGCGTCGGTGCATCATCGCCATCAACTGATACCCTATACTTTAACTTGAAGTTTTTAACTTTGAGTGCCTTGATGTCATCCCACTGAGAATTAGCATCAGTTATATTTTGTTTGATGCGTTCATCAGAAATGGCGGTGTAGCTGTTGTTAGCGTTTTGCACATCGCCATTGCCAACAATTTGTATGCTTGTGGCAGCACCACCATTTTCATTAGCTTTAAAATACCGATGGGTGCTATTTGCTGTGCGTGTTGTCTGCACATACAGTATTTCACCAGTGTAGCTACCGGCGTTGGCTTCAATGAAAGTTACAATCTCACTAGCTTCTGATTTTACATGAAATTGACCGCTGGGGTTGTTCAAGCCCACACCTGTGCTTCCGTCACTACCTTGAACAAAAAAAGCGTTAGCGTCGTTATCACTTTCGACACGGAAGTCGATGTCTGCACTGCCTTCATTAATAACTACTTCAGACTGACCACCGGCAGA